TGGGTTCGTGCCGAACATGCTGTTGCCGGTGCTCAACGAGGACCCGGACGACAAGGCCGAGCTGATGACCGTCATCACGAACTGGCTCGGGGATGAGAAGGAGGAGGCACTGTCCCTGCTCCGGCACCTGGCCACGACGTTGGCTCCGCACTGGTCGGCAGGCAAGTACGTGCTGCTGATCGGGGACGGGCGCAACGGCAAGTCGTTGATGATGACGATGTTGCAGGACCTGTTCGGTCACCACAACTGCTCCGGTGTGGAGCGACAGGAGATCAGTGTCGGCAGCCCGGGTGCGTTCGATCTGAACGGCAAGCTGCTGAACTTGGTGTTCGACGGGCCGGCCGAGTTCGTCAAGGACTCGGGCAAGGAGAAGACCGTGATCACCGGTGAGCAGATCAAGGTCCGCAAGCTGTACGCCAACGAGCAGTCGGTCATCCAGACCAACGCTCTGTTCGTCGAGGGGTTGAACCAGGAGCCGAGGTCGAAGGACAAGTCCTCCGCCCTGCAGGCCAGGCTGGTCAGGTTCTGGTTCCCGAACAAGTACGCGGAGGACGACATGTTCTTCACGCGCATGAGATCACCGCGGATGCTCGGTGCTCTGCTGTCCCTGCTCATCGATCACTACGTGATGCCGGAGAGCAAGGGCATCATGCTGGCTCCGACACGGGCGTCACGTCAGCTGCAGATGGAGCACATGGAGGACAACTCCATCGCCATGCAGTTCATCCTCCACGTGGATGAGACCGATCCACTGGGGGCTGCTGTTCTGATCGACGAACCGTTCGACACCGTGGTGCAACGGTTCAAGTCATGGAGGTTGAATCTCGACGACCTCACCGTGTGGGACAAGGCGACCTTGCTCAACACGTTCCGGCCTGTGCTCCACACAAGTCGCAAGTCCATTCGGAGTAGCGGGCATTCCGGCCCGTACAAGATCCGAGTCATCTCAGGGTTCAAGCAGGACACGCTTGAGCTCTTGGCATCAGTGAAGGAGGAAGACAATGCCACTCCCATGGTGGAGGACTGATACATATAACGACAACACCGCTGTCCCGCCGGCCCTGCCACCATACGGTGGGCCGGCGGGCGTCGCTTTGGTGAGGGCCTGGAAGGACGGGAAGACCGATCCGGGCTGGGGTCTGTGGCGCCAGGACACTGGCGGTGAGACCAACGGGTTCATCTGGAAGTACGAGAAGCGTGCCTTCCGGATGGAGCCCATCGTTCAGGGCTACAGCCAGGGACGGTGGAACTTCGCGTTCATCATGCGGGCGCTGAAGCTGGTGTGCATCGACATCGACGGGAAAAACGGTGGGCTCGTGCACGCCGGGAAGCTCGGCATGCTGCCGCTCACGCTGGCCGAGACCAGCAAGAGCGGTGATGGCTACCACCTGTGGTACGCCACGAGCGAGGACGAGTGGGATCCGGTCAAGGGCTACGCCCTGTTCGCCGACCGGATCGGGCTCGAGCAGGGTGTGGACCTGCGGGCTACGGGTTGTGTGTATCACCACCCGCAGCAACGGTGGAACGGGTTGGCGATCGCCGAACTCCCGGACCACCTGAAGACACGGCTGACCAACCACACGCAGGCAGCCGTGGCACGGACGTCATCGATCGTAAAGACGCTCGAGACGCAAGATCTGGAGGAGATCGCAATCATGCAGGATGCACTGATCAACGACCTGAGGAAGCCGGTACCGGCTGGTCGTCGCAACACCACGCTGTTCGCCATCGGCAATCAGATGAAGATTGCCCAGGTGCCGGCGTGGGAGGAGAAGGTCTACAACCGGGCTCTCGACCTGGGGCTGGACAACGAGGAGGCCACCAAGCTGGTGGTCAACATCAGGAAGTACGGAGACCAGTAATGCCGGCGGTGAACGCCCGGGCACTCAGTGCCCGGGCGTTGATGTTGGCGTGCAAGGCGACAACCTGCAACTGGGATGTCTTCGGTTCCACGATGTACGTGGGGCAAGGCCGTACCGGGCGGAGCATCTGGATCCAGACGATCCGCTGTCTGCGGTGCGGGTCGACACGGACGGCGCACTACCCGCCGCGTCACACGCGGACGGCGGACCGGATCGGTGGCTACCACTACGACCGACCGCCTGGTTGGGCTGACATCCGCGTCTACTACGGGGACGCGATGCAGGCACTGGTGGATGAGGGACTGCTGCAGCTCGGAGCTGCACCAGTAGCGGAGCTGAAGAACAGCGAGTAATGTCCGTGGGGGGAAAGGAGCGTGCCAACATCCATTGGATGTCGGCACACTCTTTTTTTTGTGGGGATATTCTGTCGCCATGATGGAGACCAGGTCGCTGCTCACGGCGACAGAGGAGGAGTTGAAGAAGAGGTTTCAGAAGGAGGATATGGGTAAGCGTCCGTTGCCATCGGTGGCAACGAACGCACCCGCGGCAGCGCGGCTCGACCAACTGGTACTCCCGGACAATATGAGGGCGAAGATGCCCTTGACGAAAGACAAGTACCTGGTCAAGGAGAACCCGCACCTCGTGGCCTGGGAGCGCGAGGTCCGCAAGTTCCTCCGCAGACTGTCGCCGGATCACGGGCACCGGGTCGCGGCCGTCATGGTCTACGAGTGGGCGACCGGTGTCCTGATCAAGGACCTGATGCGGGACACCACGCCGCTGCCGGCCGGCCGGCAGAACTGGCGGACTGATCTGCGCAAGATCGACAAGATCCTGGAGTGGTACTTCGGCACGCCGTACATGACCTGGATCTGTGGGCGCAAGGTGCCCCGGACCTACAGGGTGCGGCCTGGCTACTACATCAGGCGGCACCGCCCGATGACGCTGACCCTGTGGGCGGAGTACACCGAGGGGGTGCTGTACCCGTGACCCGGCTTGATGATCAGGTGACTGATCTCTACGCTGTGCTGGCCCGGGCTGTCGCCGACGCCCAGGCCGCCGAGCGCCGGCGGATCGGGCTGTGGCTGGAGGAGCAGAGTGTCATCGCGCGGGACGCACCCAGTGGTGTGCACCCGCAGGCTGCCACCCGCACGCACTCTGCTGTGCTGGTGTGGGCGGCGGCGAGGGTGCTGGCCGAGGATCTCTGATGACGTGGCGATGCCGAATCGGCTGGCACCGTTGGGTCTGGGTCGGCCGACTTATCGGGGGCTGGCAGTGCCAGGTCTGTGGGGACTGGTTGGAGTGACGCGTAACCCCATCACGGTGCTCGAGGACGGCACCCGGATCTACAGCAACCGGGTCAGGTACAGGCCGAAGGCTGACAGCGAGCGCGTCTATGCCAAGCGGAAGCCGGACGTCCCAGGTGCTGTGCTGTGGAGCAGTAGATGGTGGCTGCCGCTCGAGCTGCTACCCATGGAAGTCAGGTCGATGCCGGTGACCCGGCCGGACACCGAAGCCTACGAGCATGCGAGCAAGCCACGGAAGTGCAAGTGCGACGTGTGCCGCCGGCCGGAGTCCCGGCGGTGGCGCAACCAGTGGCGACGCGAGCAGCGTCAGATGCGCACCGCGTCGGACTTCTCCTGAAGCTCCTGGTCGAAGATGGCCGCGCCCTCCAGCCGGGTGAACAGCTGCTGGATGGACTGCAGGTCCTTGGCCATGATGGCCTGCAGGATCAGCGTGGCCGCGGTGACGTCGAGGAGGTCGGCGCTCTGGGTGTAGACGGTCTGCACCGTGCCGAAGCGCTGGTGCCACAGCCAGAGCAGCCGGGTGTCCAGGCTGTCCCGATGTTCTCGGGGGATGTCCTTCCGGAACCGGTGGATAGGGACGACGTCTGCGCTCACTTCTCGACCGCCTTCCCGGTCAGATTGACGAAGTCGACCTCGACCTTGATCTTGGTCGCCGGGTGTGAACCGGCCCGCCGGCGGCCGACGAGCCGGGTGAAGATCATGTGGCGGGCTGTGTTGGCCCGGGTCAGGGATCCACGCACCTCAGCCTTCGGGGCGTTGGCCAGCTCGAACAGCGAGCGGCACACTAGCTCGTGGACCTTGACGTTCAGCAGGTCGTCGGTGTTCATCTGCGGGTGGTCGGCCACCTGTTGCAGTGCCTGCTGAATGGATACGGCTCTCATGCCCACACTCCTGCCCAGTCTTCCTCGTAGTCGACCGCCCCGGTCGGCTGACCACTGACGTCAAAAAATTTTCCTTGGAAGAAGTCCAGCTCCTTCACGGCCTGCACCGCATAACGCAGTGCATCCATCATGTGGCTGTACTTATCGTGCATCGGCTGCTGGGTCCACATCTGGAGCCGGGTGTTGAACTCGTACTTGTACTGCTCCATCGACTCGAGCAGCCACTGGCAGTTGGTCTTGTGCACGATCGTGTTGTACAGCTGCATCCTGGTCTGCTGGATATCGGTGACCAGGTTGTAGTCACCGGCCCTGGAGTTGGGGATCTTCCACACCTTGCTCGACTTGGCCAGCACGGCGACGACGGGGAAGCGCATGCGCATCATGTCGGCCGGGGTGGTGGTGATCGCCACCTCGTGGTGCTCACCGTCCCAGGGCAGGATCAGGGCGCCGATC